AAATTGAACAGTATCGCCTAATAAGTCTCCTTGGTCTGTTGCTATCTGTATCTGCGGAAAAGTTATTGAAACCTTTATACGGTCAACATTTGTATTAGTAATTTGTCTTGTTACAGGACTATCTGCAGTAACAGTTACACCTACTGGTATAGTTGATTGGCTGCTCTCTATACCAGCAATTTTTGTTTGGTCTGCTGTACCAAATCTTGAATTAAAGGTTACATCTTGAAAGTTAAAATCAGTTGTAGCTGGACTAGATGATGTTGCTGTTGCCTTAAGAATAGGAGTATCATTTAAAAATACATCTTTCAGGTAGGCATTTTTATATGCTGTAGATGTTTTATCTGTTATGCCTTCTTTTGATGCAGACGCACTTCCTTCTATCTCTCCTTCACTTATCAGATCAAGAAAGGTTGCAAACTGTTTACTATGTAAGGTATCAGGTGTTCTTGTCGGCTGAGGAGGAGGTGGAGGACTACCACCACCACCAGAACCACGAATAATTTTACGTTTATCAGTCATACTTGTACCTGTTCAGTATCTATACCACCACTAATAACAACAGAACCAGTTACAATCTCACCATAAACTATAGGTACAGGTGTTCCAGCCCTAGAAGTCTGTTGTGTACCACTAAAGCTAAATGATAACCGTGGATCTTGTTCTGAGCTAAATTCTGGAAGTTTTGGTACACTTACACCAGAAAGAACCAAAGCAGCACCTATACCAAAAGCAGCTTTTGCACCTGTTCCAGCAGCAGCAAAACCAAAGAAACCTTTTCCACCAATAGTTAAAGGATTTGTAAATAAACCACCAACACCAAAACTCATTGCAATTAAAGCACCACCTAATAAAATTTTTCCTAAATTACCACCAGCACCAGATATGACAGGTACAAACTTTATATCAGATTGACCAATAGGAAAATGTAATTCATCAATACCTACATTATCTTTATCGCATAAAACTTGATAATATTTGTTGGACATATAACTTTCTAGTTGTGGAAAATTATTAATCAAAAAACTTACAGCCTGTGCTGTTGTATTTACTGCAACTTCAAATTCTTTATGGCCTGTTACTTTTACAAGATCGCCATACAGTTTTATCTTACGAAGCATAACGCAACCTCATGCCAGTACATTTTAACAACCATTGATTGTATGGTTCCTTACAGCTTATTCTATCTGCTAAATGATGTAAAACATCTCCATCTAAAAAAATCGCCACATGATTTAAACCTGTAGCCATGATAGACATAAATAACAAATCGCCATTTTGTAATTTTTCTTCTGGTCTTAATTGTCTAAAACCAGTTCGCCATGCACATCTTTCAAACATTGGGTCTGCAATAAATTCTTCAGGTGTTGTTGGTCTATCCCAATCACGCAAGATTATACCTTTTGTTTCTTTATACCAATCCCTTACTAAAGCCCAGCAATCGGTAATACCCCAAACCCAATGCCTACCAATTAGTGGTGGTTTATAACCGCTTGGCTCATAGTAACCCCATTGCTCTGTTTTTGGATTAACAATGTGCCATGGTAATTCTGAACTTTCGCAACTAATTTTATCTGCTTGACTTGCAATAGGTGGTGTTACAGGGTGGCTATGTACAACAGCTAAAATATTTCCAGATTCTTCAGCTTTTACAAAATCATCTGGGTCAATAATAAAACATTGCTGTGAATAAGTTGATAAATTTTTACAGGGAAAATATTTTTCTTTCCCTTTTATTTCTATTAACAAACCACAAGATTCTTTTGGGTCTTGTTCTTTTGCATGAACCAAAGCATCTTGCTTCCAACTCATATTTTAATTCGACCAATACTAGGAAATTCTGCTCTTGTACATTGTCTTTTTGGCGCACGAACACCAGCAAGATCAATCGGTGCAGCTAATTCAAAAGAAACAACCTCTCTTGTCTCTTGCGATTTTCTATCAATGGTATAAATTTCTTGTGGAAATTCTGCATTTGGGTCTGGTGTTCCATACGGATTTACACTACCAGCAAAATTTACAGCATCAATAAATTTAGCAAGTGTTCGTATTCTTGTTACTGTTGCACCTGTTAAATCATTACCAGTTGTAGTTTCATTAACAGTAAGAAGTATTGATGTAATAGTTCCAAGAACATTACTAACAGTTAAAGTTGGTCTTGGAAGTTGTCCTTTTTGATATGCAAAACCTTCTACTTGTACTGGAAATCTTTGGTAAGTATTACCAGCCCAAACAATTTCGCCATTAGAATTTAAACTTGAACCAGCATGAAATCTATAAGTTGTTGCAGAACCATGCAAAGCAGCAGTAGTTGTAAGAGTGAATAATTCTATTATTGATGATGGATTTATTGATTGAATATCACTGATAACACTACTACTCATGGTTCAAATACCTCTCTAAATGTACAACTTAAAATAGCT